ACCGTGACCGTTGAGGTGCCGGTCTTGGTGGCGGTGCCGATGGTAGGTGCTGCCGGCGTGTTGTAGATGGTGTTGGAGGCGGCACTGAAGCCGGTCCCGGCGGCGTTAGCAGCGTTTGCGCAGTAGTAATACGCATGGTTCGCACTGGTCGTGGTGTCGCTGTAACCCGTCGCGCCTCCGCCGAGCGACGCTATCTGCACCCAGCCGCCGCCGTCAGTCGAGCGGTACACGGTGATGACGCTATAGGGCGCCTGTGCCGTCGGGTTGTCGGTCCAGGCGAGGTCGGTGCGGGTGTCGGACACGCGCGTTGCGGTGAACCCGGTCACGCCGGCCGGCGCGGCGTAGGCGTTGCCCCACGACAGTCCCACCGAGTCGGTGACCCCGCCGTAGCCGTCCTCCCAGCACGTCAGGCCGACGCTGGCGGAGTAGGCGTCCCACGTGCTCCCGCAGTTGATGGTGCACGTGCCGGACTCGACGCCGCCGTAGGACCACCGGGACGTACCGTCGTGGATGGCGAACTGCGTCCCGTTGAAGCTGCCATAGACGATCTGCGAATAGATCCACGACCCCGAGTAGGTGATCGTCGCCGACCAGTTGAGGTCGGCCCAGAGCGTGGCTCCGTCGCGTCTACACGTGACCGAGTAGTTGACGTCTATGGTGACGACACCGCTTATGCGCATGCTATCCCACCATCCTCGCTGCCTGTTGGATGCTTCCGATGAGGCCGTCGTAGTCCGCACTCGACATCTTTGAGCCGTCTATCACGATCTTGTCGATGCGCACGGTCTTGACGCTGGACAGCATCTCTTTGAGTGCCGCCGCGACCGCCGCCCCGATGCCCTCCTCGCTCATGTTCGATGAGCCGTTACTGCTTCTGCTCACGGCCTCGTCGATGTAGGCTTGCAGCTTGTCGATAGGAGCCACGGCCTCAGGTCCCGCTTCGCCGACTCCGATGACACTGGGGCCCGAGAAGACGCCGCCCTTGGCATACCAGTCGATTCCGAGCGACGGGACGCTGAAGTTCGCCGGGTCGAGGTTGAACGATCCTGAGATTGTGAAATGCGGAAGATTGATATGGGGAAGCTCAAGGTGCAGGTTCGAGAAGAACCCGGCGATTGCATCGAGGGCGTCGGTCACGGTGTTCTTCGCGCCACCCATGGCGTCGCTTATCGCGTTCGAGATGCCGGAGAAGATTCCGCTCACGAGGCTGGATATGGTGTTGAGCACCCCCGAGAAGACGTCGGAAATGCCGTTGAGGATGCCCGAGAGCACATCGGACAGCCCGTTCATGATCTCCGTGACGCCCGAGCCCATCTGCGTGAAGTCGCCCGTGACGAGGCCCACGATGAAGCCGACGACGACGTCGAACACTCCACGGACGACCTCCAGGGCGCCGGATACGACCGAGGCGATGTCGTTCATCACCGACGACACCATGGTGCCTATCTGCTGGAGGGCTGGCGTCAGCGCCCCGACGAGATAGGTGACGACGGTAATCACAACGGCCAGTATCGTCGTGATGATGGGAGCGAGTTGCGTGAGGGAGTCTCCGACGAGCTGCATGAGGACGGTGAGTATCGTGCCCAGTACGCTGAATATCACGGAGAGGACCGGGGCTAGCGAGGTTGCGAGCTGCCCGATGAGCGGGGAGAGTGTCGCTGCCATCGGTGCGATTGCCGCCTGTATCTGGGATACCATCGTCTGGAACTGCGTGGCCACCTGAGCGAGGACCGACGTGACCGAAGTACGGAATGCCTCGTTGGTGTTCCAGAGGTAGGTCATGAGTGCGATGACCCCGACGATGGCGGCTACGACGAGGGCGATAGGCCCGAGCATCGCTCCGAGACCGGTACCCGCTGCGGCACCACCCGCTCCCACCGTGCCCGCTGCTGCGCCCGCCCCCTCGAGCCCGGCGGTCACGGAGGGTATCATGGCCATGAGCTGTCCGCCGATTGCGAGCAGCGGTCCTATGACCGCCACCACGGCAAGCCCGCCGGCTATCATTATCTGCGTCGAGTCATCCAGCGAGGTGAACCCGTTGGCGAGGTCCGCGACAACGTCTGCCACTGCAGCGACCGCAGGGGCCAGGGCGTCACCCAGCGCAATCTCGGCGTTGTTGATGGCGCCTCCGGCATTCGACAGGGCCCCGGCCATACCATCCGTCGCGGCGCTCGCCATGTCGGTGGCGTTGCTTGAGTCCCTGGTGGCGTCCTCGTACGTCTTCATCTTCTCGGCGCTCGTGCCCATCAGTGCGGCCGCCGCACGGCTTGCATCGCTGCCGAAGATGGTGGTAAGTGCCTGCGACTTCTGCTCTTCGGTAAGACCGCCGAGCTGGCTCTGCAGCTTTTGTGCAACGGTCTGCATGTCGTCGATGTTGCCCGATGCGTCGGTAAACGAAAGACCGTATTCGGCCATGGCGGCCTTTGCGGTGTCGGTCGTCGGCACAAGTGACTGCAGCATCGTCTTGAGCGAAGTGCCGGCGTCGCTGCCCTGGATGCCCTTGTCGGAGAGGGCTGCCATGGCCGATGCGGTGTCCTGCAAGTTCCAGCCCGAGATGGACGCTTGGGCACCGCACTGTGACAACCCCATGGCCAGGTCTGACACGTCAGCGGTCGAGGCGTTCGCGGCCCCAGCGAGGGCCGTGGTGACCTCGGAGGAGTTCTCGGCCGAGATGCCGAACATGTTCATCCCCTGGACGATGGTGCTGCTCGCATCGGCGAGCTCAAGGCCACCAGCCGCCGCAAGCGTCATGGAGGAGTCTAGGGCGCCGGATTGTATCTGCGCCGCCGTGAGGCCGCCCTTGGCGAACTCCAACATTGCATCCCCGGCCTCGGTCGTCGAGTAGATGGTGCTCGCGCCCATGTCCTCGGCAGTCTGCCTGAGGCTGTCCATCTGGTCTATCGGGGTGCCCGTCGCCACGGAGAGCTGGCGCATCGTGGTGTCGAAGTCGGAGGCCGTCGCGTACGAGGTTTTGGCCGCCTCGACGAGGGGTGTGGTGATGTTCGCCGTTATCGATGTGCCGGCGGACTGCATCGCGCTCGACAGCGAGCTGGCCGCCACGCTGCCGTTCTTGATGCCCTCCCAGCTGATGCCAGCCACGCTACTCTGGATGCTTGCTACGCCGCTCTTGACGCTCGACGTGTCAAGCGTCGCCTTTATCTTTACCGTCCCGTCAGCCATGGCGGCGCGCCTCCCTTTGCGCCGCTAGTTTGTGTGCCGCGAAGAGATCCCCCACGGCTTCCGACTGAGCCGACATGTCATCTTCCGGAGCCTGCTTGTTTCGGTGTAATGCGTAGAACTTCCGCGCACGTTGCCACGCGTCGCAGTAGTCCCCGTTGTGCTCGGTGCGCTTGGGCGGCTCTGCCGTCCGGTAGTGGACGGCGCGCCCGAGCGGGGATTCCGAGTCACACTCGGAGAGGAGCGCGGCGAGGTCGGCGAAGGAGATTCGTTCGGCGATGTCATCCCACGAAAGGCCGTAGTCAGCAAGCAAGGTCGCCTTGATGCGGCCGGCATCCTCGGCCCAGTCGATGACGGGCTCTTCCCACTCGACGCAGTGGGCACCGGTCACGTCGAGGCCGCACACGTCCCAAAGGACGGTCCCCACGAGGTCGGTGTAGTCGTCGGCCGTCGCCACGAGGACGAGCGCCTTCTCCGGGTCGCGGAAGAGCATCGAGGGGAGTAGCGCGTTCTTGGCCTCGGGGGTGAGGTCGGCGTCGGCGAACATCTCGATGATGAGCAGCACGGAGCGCGCATCGTCGCGGATGGCGATGCGGTGGCCACGCCACACGGCGACGCCGTGCGTGTTGTCTGTGAGTGCCGCGCTACGCATCCACGTCGTCCGCAGGAGCGTCTAGCGCTGCCTTTAATGCATCGGCAGGCATGTAGTGGCGTAGCTGCTCCGCAGTCACCTCAAGACGCTGTGTGGCCTTCCTGGTGACCATCGCCTGGGCTGCTACCTGTTCGAGCAGGTACGCAAAAAGGGGGAACATGGCCATGACGAGGTCTTGCGGCTTCTGTCTCGCACGCCCCTCGCGCACGACCGAGACCCAGTCGAGGGCCTTGAGATACCCCGCCTTGCCCACGCACGCCTCTATGATCTGGCGCTCTATCTTCGAGAGGTTCAGACGCGCCGTGGCCTTGATGAATTTGTCCTGCTCAGGCTTGCCGGTTGGGTGCTCCGCTTCGATGGCCTTTATGAGACGTGCCGACTTCTTGAAGGCTTCGTCACATCGCCTGTACAGATCCTCTGTTGCGATGTCGGTGAGGGAGACGCTGTATGCCGGAGACTCTTCATCGTCATCAAGCCGGAACTCAAGCAGTGCCTTGCCCATTCCAAGTGATTCCATAATGCGCGCCACCTTTCGCGCCGCGGATACGATGAGGGGGAACGAGGCGGCGCGGCACCCGTTCCCCCTCATGTGATGTTGCGCGGTGCGTTACCCAGGGGCCCTAGGCCGTCGTGACGGTGACCTTCACGATCTTGGTGACCGAGGGCTTGGCGACACTCTTCACGCAGACGTTCGCGGTGCCGACCTTGACGCCAGTGACGTTGCCGGCCGCGTCGACCGTCGCGACGGTGTCGTCGTCGATGCCGTAGACGAGGGCGGGGCTCGCGCCCGCCGGAGCGATGGTCGCCACGATGGGCGCGGAGGCGCCGACCTTGACGCTCGCGTCGGTGGCCGTTATCGACGTGGGGAAGGTGGTGGCGGCTCCGATGGTGAAGGTAGGCGCGCCGTCGTAGTTCGCCTTGAACTCGAAGTCAGCCTTGTCGTTCGCCTTTCCGGAGCCACCCGGGGTGATGTCGGTGATGGTGACCGCTGCCTGCTCGATGTCCCCGTTGGGTGCGATCACCCTGAGGCTGGTCTTGCGCCCCGTGCCAAGGGTCCCCCGGATGGAGGCCACGTAGTCCTGTGCGGGATCTCCGTACTTGCGTGAGCCGGAGAAGTCGTAGGACGTCTGCGCCCCGGTCACCTCGGTGGACTTGTAGCCGTCCCCGTCGAACCAGGCGTCGGAGGAGGTCTCCTCGTTGCCGTCCGGCTTCACCTTCGAGATGCCGGCTCCGATGCGCGCCCAGGTACGTACCGTACCGGTCGGGGTGGTGTCGATCATGAAAAGGTACTGGAAGTTCTCCGCAAATCCGATGTCGTTATATGCCATGCCTTTTACCTCCTAGATTGTCAGGTCCGCCTGCACCATGAGCTCGAAGGACGTGAGTCCCGAATTGTCGAGCCTGATGCGCTGCGGCTCAATGTATATGTGAAGCGGGGCGGTCGTGTAACCGCCCGATGCGCTCTCGATGCGCCGGTGGTACAGCAGCGTGCGGATGGCGTCGGCCTCATCCATGGCTTGCGCCTCAGAGAGCCGGCGCGTGATGATCTGGACATTCACCGGCACATGGCTCGTGCCGTCCATGTCCTCATCGCTCTGACCCGCGCCGGGATAGCGACGTACCGTGATGCCCTCGTTGGTCCCGTCGAGCAGCCGATTCGTGACGCCCTCGTAGCCCTGGGCGGAGAGCAGGTCGGCTATGCCTTCCTGGATGTCGATTCGCACGCCCATCAGTCCTCCACCAGCAACTCTCCCGCGTATTTTGCCCAATCCTCCATGTACAGGTCCTTCGCCGCGGCGGTCCAGTGGGGCAGCGCGTCAGAGCTGATGCTGGTTCCCACGCTGTCGAGCTCGTGGACGCGCTTGGCATAAGGCGTGTTCCACACAAGGTCGCCGGTCTCTGGACGGCTTGCTATAGGTGCGCTCGCCTTCAATGCACCGGTGTCCTCAGGGCAGTGCTTGTTCATGTCGTCGAGTACCTTCTGGGCCCACACGGTCTGAGCCCTTTCCGTCGCCTCGTCACCAAGCAGGGCCTCTATCTCAGACAGGTCGACGTCGACGTCGAGTCCGACCGCATCGTTGCTCATCTGAGTCCCACCTCCCAGTGGTGCACGGCGCCCGTGCGGGGGTCGTTCAGCACCTTCACGGTACCTACCGTCGCGGTGATGCCGGCGCATGTCACGCGGCTTCCTTCGGCTGGGGCCACGGCCGGGCTGCTGTGTACGGCATCGATGTAGAGGACGCCCGTGGTACCCGGCTCAAGCGCCCATGAGGTTGCCGTCTTTGAGGTGATGGGCTGCATGAGCACGTGCGAGTAGGTCACCGGGGCCTCGAAGTCGCCATCATAGCGGCCGGTCGTGCTGGGCGCCGACACTTTGGCTGTCTGCATGAGCAACCTTGCTGCGATGGGCCTCATCTACATCAACCCCGTATAGAGCAGGCCAGCGGCCAGGAGCGTCTCTCGCACTGCGCTCCTGGCACTATCGTCGGCGTCGAAGTCGGAGCGCCAGGAGGTGCTGGCACCGCCGATACCCTCGGAGGACACCCCATCGCTCGGGGCGGCGTCGTAGGCGTCGGCGGCCATGCAACAGGCCGTCTTGCAAGCCGCGATCTGGTCGGCGTCGGTTATGCTGGCCCAACGTCCGACCATGTTCGTCACGGTTGGGATGGCGCGACGGATGGCGGCGTTGAACGCACCCTCGGACATGGCGCCCCCGTAGGTGGCGCTGTAGTACGTGTAGTCGGGTGCGTCCATTGTCTATGCCTCCTTAGCTGCGTCTTTTACCGGTGCTTCCTCTGTGATGTCCGTCGCGGTCTCCGGGTCGGCGGACGCAGGCTCCTCTCCGTCGATGTGGTATCCGACATCGAGGAAGTCCTGCACCCGGTCATCAGACACTTCTTGCAGGTCGAAGTCCCTGCGCACCGTCACCGACATGGTTACGCCGCCGCCTTGAGGTGCGCGTAGATCCCCGCCTTCTGGTTGTCGAGCACGATTGCATCGTGGACGAGCCGGTAGAAGAAGAGCCAGTCGTCCGAGGTCTGGTTGACGTCGGGGCTGATGATCTTGGTGTTCTCGTGCTTCTTGATCTGCTGCACGCAGGCGGGGTTGATGAGCAGGAAGTTGATGCCCTGGGCTCCCGGCGTGTAACCGTCGGTCGCCGAGACGGTCGGGGCGACGGTGAATCGGGCATCGGGTACGCGGACGATCTGGATGCCGTCGTACTTCTCGATGTTGGTGTCGACCACCGTGCCTGCGGCCTGGACGAAGCGCTCCTTCTGCGCCTTCTTGAGCAGGGCGTATACGCCCCAGCCGACGAAGAGCTTGCAGAGCGTCGGGTCGGACGTCTGTCCGATCTGCGCCTCTGCCGCATCTACCGCATCGGTGATGGTGTCAGCCGTGAGTGCACCAGGCGTGGCGGTCGTGCCGGCGCTTGAGGCGTACTTTGCGAAGCGTATGGCATCGACCTCCGGGGCCACCTTCAGGCGGATAAACTCGCCCATGACGTTGGCGGAGATGATCTGGCCGGAGTCCAGGTCGTCGATGCGGTCGATGGGGAACTTCTTCCCCCGGTCGTAGGCGAGGGTCACGACCTCCTCGGCGAGGGTGAAGGCGCCCATGGGGTATCCCGTGCTCGTGCTGTAGTTGCCGAGCCCGTCCGTCGAGAGCTTGCGTACCTTGACCTGACGCGCGCCGACGAAGTCACCGACGAGGTCCTGGTTCACGTCGAGGACGGAGCTCACGGCCTCCTGCTCGAGCTTCTTGTCTAGCTTGGAAGCGTAGTTGATCTTGTATGCGATGCTGTTTGGCATTTCTTACCTCCTGGTTGTCATCTGAGGTGGAGCGCCCTGTCGATCTTGTCGTCAAGGTCGCCCTTGCCTCCCATGGCCCCTCCGGGCTTCGGGCCCGAGGAGCCCTTCTTCTCTGGTGCGAACAGACTTGGATGCAGCGTTTTGAGTGCTTCGAGGTCGACGCCCTCGAGCGCTCCGTCCTTGAGCTTTGCGCCCTTTGCGAGCAGGTACGTGGCTGCAAGGTCGGTGTCACTCACACCGGCACTTCCGAGCGCCTTGGTGAGGGCCTTGTCGAGGTCTCGGCTTGCGAGCTCGGCCTTGAGTTCGGCTAGTTCCTTAGAGAGCGCACCCAGGTCGGACGTCTCGACCGCTGGCTTGCCGGTGCTCTCGCCGTTGCCTTCGGGCTTCGGGTTCTTTAGAGCCTCGATCTGTTCCTTGAGCGCCCTCGTCTCACGCTGGTACTTTCCGAGGGATACGACCTGCTTGCCGCTCTCGTCTCCACCACCAGTGCCGGCACCGCCTTCGCCACCACCTTCGGTGCCCTCGGTCGTTCCGCCCGCACCTTCCTCGAGCTTCGGGTCTGTCTCTTCCTCTGCCATGTCCGTCTTCCTCCCGTGCGTTTGTTTGTCGGGCTTCCCTGCCCGCTTGCGGGTGCCGTAGTTGTCGCCACGGCGTGCGTATGGGCGCAGTTGTCGCCGCGTCCTCGCGTGATTGCATCTTCAGCCGTGCGTTACCCGAGGGTAGATATGGCGACGCCCGCGCTTGTGCGGGAGCGCGGGCGTCATGCAGGGGGAAAGGGGGAAGACCCTGCGGCTATGAGTTTGGGAGGGACGTTACCAGGCATGAAAAAGCCCCTCCGAAGAGGGGCCTAGGCGCGTATCGTGTCACGCTATTCTATGCGGTCTTCTGGACGGTCTCGAACTGGTCGGTAGAGAACAGGTAATCCTCTCCGGTCTCGTCGACGATACGGTACCATCCATCATCGACGGATATGACATCGTAGATTCTCCCCTTTACGAGGGAAATCTTATAGTAATCGCCTGTGTACCGGACTTTCACTGTTTTTTCGACCATCCTTTCACCTTCAACTCCACTATACCAACCGCTTCCTCTTCAAACCAGTGGATCATTGCCCTTTTTGGTTTCCCATTTTCATCATAGACGTACCCATGCCCCTTCTTATGTTGCCATTTATCAGCGTCGCCACCATAGTTCCCGGCTAAGAATTCCTTCACTCTCAACTCTCTACTAGATCCCGGTCCAGCGAATACCTCCTCGTCGGATATGCCCATCTCCTCGACGAGGCGCGATTTACCCCCGCCTGGAACGCTCACTTCTCGGCCGATGCGCACGCTCTTTGCCGTGGCAGCCGCCGCACTGCTACTCCCGTACTTCGCCGTCGTCTGCACGCTCTCGCGCTTCGGATCACGCTGCAGGTGCTTGCCCTCGTTCGAGGCTAGGAACTCGCGCATCTTCGCCTGTTGGGTGCGCAGTCTCACCCGCTCGGCTGTGGAGTCCAAGCCGGCGGCATCCAGCCCGTCCCGCTTGCGCTTGGTGTCACGGATTTGTCGTTCGATGCCGCGCTGCTTCTGCCGCAGGGCGTATATCTCGTCCGGGTCATAGCCGGCATCCTCGTCGGGAGTGGGGGAGTACCGGCGTTCCCACCCCTCCTTCCACGGCGAGTACGAGTGACGGCAATTTGCTCCCATAAGACCATCCACACGTCCGTACCCGCACGCGTCTGCTATCGTCCTATAGCCCTGCACCGCTGCTCCGAGGCTGTAGATGCGTCCCTGCCAGTCACGGTGACTCGGGCGCGCTCCGAGATGGCTTGAGACCTCCACGAGGTTGCACCCGTTGTCCTCCATGCGCTGTTTGGTGAGCGCCCCTCCGGTCTGGTGCAGCTGCGTGATGATATGCCTGCGCACGGCCACGTCGACCTGGTTGTGCACGCCGGACTCGTAGTCGACCACCTTGACACCGGACTGCCAGAGGTCGGCCACCGCCTCGCGCATCGCCTTGTCGGCCGTGACGACGCCGGCATTCACGCGAGTGATCGCCTTGGTAGAGGCGCCGAGGAAAGCCGTACGCGCCCCGTCGGCCATGGAGAGGTTGTCGCGCTGCAGTATCTGCGTCACCTGCGAGATGGTCGTTGAGATGGCAAGCGGCAGGGCATTCGGGGTTATGACGGCAGAAACCCCGAGGCCCGCCTCCATCACCGAGCGGTCGTACAAGTCTGATTTGGTGATGGCGTCCTCGACGGTCTGCACCACGGCGTCGGAGAGCTCCGCGCGGTGCTGCGCGATGATTGCGAGCACCTCCTGGGGGCACGACTGCGAGAGAAGCAGGAGGCGCGTCTGCATCCACTGGGTGTCTGTGCCACCAGATAGCATCATGTCGGACATCTTGGAGATGGCCTCGGCCTCGATGGCTGAGTAGATGGAGGTCACGCTGTCGGCTGCGGTCTGCAGGTAGTCGGGGTCTAGCATGGCTTACTCGATGCCGCCGGAGGGCTCCGTGGCGTCCACCGCAGGCGCTTGGGGACCCGCGTCGCCCGACATGCCAGCAATGGCCGCCGTGGCCTCCTGCTCGCTCTCGTGGTACCACTTAACGCGGTACTCGACGAGGCTCATGGCACCCGCCGCCACGTCACTGAGGTCCTGTGCGCGCTGCGCCGCCGTGTCGGTGATGACCGAATCATCGAAGTCGATGGAGACCTCGCCGAAGTCCTCAGCAATGTCCGCGAACCCACACTTATCCCGAGCGATGTTGAGCATGCCAGTGAGCGCCTGCGAAAGCGCGGGGTCCAGCTGATTCTCGTGCTTGCGGAGGTTGGAGAACATGTCACCGTGGTCGGAAACGACCTCGGTGGCCGTCTTGAGTCCGCCTGTGCGCTCAAGGGCGAAGTGGTCGGGCCCGAGTCCGGTACGCATCCCCAACACCTCAAGCGCTGTGAGCATCGCCTGGCGGTTCTCGTCAGAGCGTAGCTTCGGCGCGTAATACTCGATCATCTTGCCCGTGCCGTCCCCCCGTATCTTGCGGAAGAGCTGCTGATCGCGACCGAAGGGCATGGCCACCTTGTTCCCCTCCTTATCGAGCTGCGTGGATATCAGCGAGTCGTCGATGAAGACGCGCTGTGCGCCGAGGTAGATGTCCTTGTCCTGGTTGTCGAAGGCGCGGTCGGTGAGCTGTACGGCCCCCAGGGCGTCGTCGAACACGCTGACGCCGAAGGGGGTGGAGTCGTGGTAGGTGTTGGTGAGGGCTGGCCGGAAGATGCCGAAGGGTGGTGTGATGCTGCCGGTGTCGAGGTCGTCGAGCATCCCGTCGACCGCCTGCTGCTTCCCGGCGATCCACGTCACGGGCATGATGTGGTAGGTGCCGGTCCCGGCGTCGAGGGTGTTCACGAGCAGGGTGTCGACCCTCTTGCCACGCAGCACGGAGCGGTAGGCGAAGGCGCACTCGCTCGCGATGCCGTCGTCATATGACAGCGGCACGATCATGCGGGCGTCGTAGCAGCGCAGACGCACGTCAGACTGCTGTGGCGTGTCCCCGATGGACACCCACGTCCCGAAGGCCCCGGTGCCGAGCGCGAACGCCCTCTCGACGAGCTCCTGAGCACGCGCCCAGAACCCCGTGCGCTCCGCCCAGGCGTCGAGCCACTCGTTGGTGCCCTCATCCTCCGTGGAGGCCGTGGTCCGCTCGTTGAGCACGAGGCTCGTCCACTCCTGTGCCACCATGCGGGCGGGTGCGCAGCTGATGCGGTGCACCTTGTAGGCGCGCCCGTCGCTGTCGTACTCGGTGGAGTCGTACCAGTCGCAGTCGTGACGGTACCAGCCCATCCACTTTTCGACCTGCTCTTCCATACGTGCGGCGCTGGGCGTGCCGTATCCCTGATGGTCGAGCCATTCGCGCACGTACGTCGGTAGGCTGAATTCGTTTTCTACGTCTGCCATGGTCTGTCCTCTCTAACTCTCGCGGATGAACGGCGCGCATGCGTAGTGCACGGCGTCGATGGAGTGGTTGTCTTTGTCGGGAAGCGAGCTCGTGTACTCGCCCGTCTTGAGCTGCTGGAACTCGTAGCCCGTGAACTCCCTGGCCGCCAGCTCGCACGAGGGGTCGATGACGATCTCGCGCAGTCGTGCAAGCCAGAGATATCCCTGCTCGACGCTTCCCGGCCCCTTGGGGGCGTTGCGCGCGTTGATACCAAGGTCCTGGTAGGCACGCGTGCTCTTCCTCTCCGCCGAGTCGCACCACACCTCACCGGCGTAGTGGTCGGCCTCCTGCATCGCCTTCACGCGTGCGGCCGTCTGCTCGTTGGTCTCGCGTACCGACTTATCCTCCCGGTAGATCCACAGGCGCTTCTGCGCGCGGTCGAAGGCGATGCGGACGCACACCCAGGGGTCGGGCCAGTATCCCCAGTCCACGCCCGTCGATATGCGGCCGAAGCCCTCTCGCTCCTCTGGTGTGACCTTGCGTACCACGATGTTCTCGAACACGTTTCCTCCCTCTCCGGTGACGATGCCGCCGTACTCGTTGTCGTAGGCGGGACGATTGCATGCCTTGAGCTCCTCGGCGTCTGCGAGGAACTGGTCCCCGAGCCAGTCGCGCGGTGCGTCGAGGTAGTTGGTGCGGGTGACGGGTATGCCAAGGGCCACCTGCTCGGCAAGCCAGGCGTTGGCCCAGTGATGCGTCGACTTCGGGGGGTTGCAGGTGTAGAAGCGCAGGAAGTCCTCACCGCCACGGGTGACGGACTGGCGGACCGTGCGGAGCTGGTCGGGTCCGTTGAACTGGTCGAACTCCTCAAGCCACATCACCGCGAAGTACCCATGGGGCGGCTTGATGGACTTGGTCGTCTTCTTCGGGTCATCACAGCCCCTGAAGACGATGACCTGACCGGTCCTCTTGTTGCGACAGCGCATAGGAGAGGTCGAGCACTTCCAGTCATCTGACATGTCGAGGCGGTCGAGCGCCCACACGATCTGCTCGTAGGCGCTATCCCGGATGTATTCCTTCCAGCGCATGAGCACGATGGCGTTGTGGTCCGGGTTGTGTTTGAGGTCGCGGCACACCTCGAGCGCCACGAACGACGACTTTAGGGACCCGCGCCCGCCGACGATGGGGAAGGTGGTCTGTGTGCCTGCGAGTATGGTCCGATGGAGGTAGAGGTACTCCTTGCCGATGTTGAGATAGATGAGCGGGTCGTCACCATCGACGAGACCGCTGCTGTCGTCTCCCTCGATTCCCGAGTCCGGCTCGTCGAGGCGCGCCAGATGGTCAAGGTCGCGCGCGGCGTTGTCGATGACCGTCTCGGCGTCCTTGTCGACGCGCAAGCCACCCGAGACCTTCGCAAAGGCTTGAGCCGCACCTTCTCCTCGCTCGAGTTTGTCCAAGCGCACACGCATGGATCGCTCGCGGGTCCAGGCAGCCTTCTTCGCAGCTACCTTCGCAGCATCGTCGGCGAGCTCCCGATACCTGGGTAAAACCTGGGCATTCTGCTCAAGCCGTGAAGCGGCCTTGTCCACGCTCGCGTCACTCCAACTTTGTGATCGTGGATAGGCGACACGATAGGCTGCACGCTGCGTGAGTCCGGCGGCGCGCTGCTGGCAATAGATTTCCTGTCGCTGCGTCAGATGCTTTTCCATGCAAGCAGGATGCGGCAGGCGTTACCGGGGCAAAAGGAAAGGCCCCCACCGTAGTGAGGGCCATGAGAGAGGGAGTCCTACTCTCCTAGTCGCGTGTCTGTCTGGATTCACGTCGCAAAACTTTCGTAAAAGATGTGTCATCTACCTGCGATGATTTCAAAACGGATTTCGTTTCTGACTTTTTCCGTAGGCGGTAGTCCGCCTGTTTTACCGCCCTGCGCTCGGCGTCCAGGCGTGCTACCTCTTCTGCGTCCCCCTGCTCCCTCGCCCCGATCATCGCCTGGGTAAGCGTGTACCTCTTGTGCGCCAGGTCCCGGAGCTCGCGCCGATAGCAGAGCTCGCATCGGTCGGACGAGACGGGGTTGCGCTGTCCGCAGACGGGGCAGAGCCACCAATCGCGCAGAGTCGGGACGTCGATGCCGCTGAGACGCATCCTGCTGGCTTCTGCGCGGACGGAAGGGACGGAACGGCCAATCACTCCCGCGATGGCCGACACGGGTCTGATGCCCGCCCACTGCAGCAAGACGCTCTTTTGCTCCGGAGTCCACCGCATCGATCTACACCCCTATCTGCACTGCCTCACGACAGTACGGACGCTCATGACTCTCCTGCTATCTCCGCAACGGTGGCGAGCAGCGGCGCCAGCTCCCTGGCAATCGTGGCACCTAGCGAGGACATGGCGTCCCTGAGGGCCAGGAACGTGCGCAGCTGGTCGCTGGTGAGCCCGGTCTCGTCCATGAGAGCGAACCACTCACGATTGCGCCGTACCATGCGCCTTGACCGGACGCTCATGCGTACCTTGCTCATTCGTCCGCCTCCTTAGGCTTGCCCCATGCACAGAATCCGTTCGGGTCTAGTTTTCTGCCCGTGCAACCTCCTGTGAACCTAGCCTCTGTCGCCCAATACTGACAATCGCAGCACCGGATGACGCGCTCGTGCGCGATGTAGCGCAGGGCACAAGCCTGCTTGTCGGTGAGTGACACGACGTACTCGTGCGTCTCGCCACGGGCGTCCCTGAGCCTCTGCGGGCTCGTAATCGATGCGCTCATCTGGCATCACCCACCCGGTGGTTCCAGGCGTTCGCAGCCTCTTCGCGCGTGTCTTTGACCCCGCTGCTCGCGCCACACCCATAGTTGTCCCAGCTGCATACGACCTGATACGTCTTAGGACAGGGGCAGATGTCACAGCGTGCGTCACACGCTTGCAGCTCTTCGCAGGTGCAGATTTCGGCCACATCTGCGCCGCAGAACGGGCATGGCTTAAGTCCGTCGCTCATCGGGCATCATCTCCATCACGCTTGATGGTCGTGGGCCCGCCCATGACCCTGTTCCAGTCGTTGGCGACGCCCTGGCCGTTGGTGCTGTGCTTGGTCGAGATTCCGCACTTGGGGCACTTGATCCACGTGACCCCGAATCCGCTCCTGAGATCCGTATCGTCTCCCCTGACCTCTGGCGCGCACCCGCAGGCGCGGCATGGCGCGAGGTCCGAGGGCTCGAGGGAGTCTCCGTAGTCTGAGTGCCTCATTGCTCGTCACCGTCCCTCTGTCCGCACTCGTAGGCGCGTCGCACGAGGTCTACGCGGGCCGCGGAGCCGTTGCACTTCCCGCCGTCAAAGGCGGGGCAGTGGTTGCACGGTTCGCCGCGCTTGTGGCCGAAGTATTCGCAGTCGCGCTTTTCCGCGTCCCCGCGCACGTCCTCGATGGTCTCGTTGTGCAGCCTTTTCAGCCGGGGAATGTCCTCTTCGATGTGCCTGCACGTTTCGGCCGGATCCCATCGGTTGTGCTCGTCTCCGAGGAACCAGTTTTCCTGCGTGTACATGAGGCCGGTGTCTTCGCCGATCCTGACCCTCTCGCCGTCGCGGTTGATGAACTCTTCCTCGTAGCTGTCCCAAACGTATCCGTCTGCGTCAAGCGGTAGTGGCATGGAGACGTCGAACCTGGTCTGCAACCCGTCACGCTCGGCCCTGAGCCGGTCGTTGTCCTCCGCGTTCTCGAGCTCGTTCTCCTCGAGCGCCTTGATGCGCTCTTCCAGGTCGCGGAGCGCCATTGCGTGCCGTCTGCGCTCGTGCAGCCACGCGTCGGCGAGGCCAGTCAGCTCGTGGCCGTGGTCGGTCAGCTCGTGGCCGCGGCGTCCGTTGCTTCCCAGCTTCCGCAGCCTGTCCAGCGGGTCAACTGCGTCGCGCGTCCTCAGCTCTTGCGTCTGAGTTTTCGACATTTTCCGGTTCCTCTCTCACAAGTAAGGTTGAGTGTTCTTATCCAAATCAAAATCAGAATCTAAGGAAATGGGTACCAACGTTGGTTCCTATGTCGGTACCCATGTCGGTTTAAGCGCTGGTAGGGCTACGTGTGGAACCCGCCGTTCTTGCCGTTCTTTCGTGCCGTCTGACACTTCGTCTGGTATGCCTGGACCTGCTCCCACACCGAGTTGTCGAAAACCTCCCCCTTGGTTTTCAACGACTCCTCGTCGATGCATCCGGACTCAGCGAGGAACTCAAGGAACTCGCGGCACTTCGCGACGCTCATGCCGAGCGACGCCGCCAGCGACTGCAGTTGCCACTTCTCGGCGACGGGAATGACCGCACCGGGGGAGTTGGCGAGGATCTGCCTGAGGCCCACGAGGCGCCCGTATCCCGCCCAGCCGAAGCGACCGCGCACCGATGTCGCGCCGGGGTCGTACGTCGCCTCTCGCGAGCCCAGGCGCAGCCAGCGCGGGTACATCTCGTCTACGTCGGTCATTAGTCGCTACTCCATCCGCCTGCACTCGTCATCCAAGAGCAAGCCAAAGCCCCTATACATCGTCCACTTCGCAAGTCTCGGCAGCATCTTCCATGGGCAGAGGCATCTGCTCGGGATAGAGCTCGACGTACAACGTCTGCCCCGTAAGCGTGGCGAGCACGGGAATGTCCCTGGCATGACCCGGCGCGAGCTCGAATTGGAGCACGACCTTTCCGGTCTTGATGTTGACGGCTTCGAGCGATGCTTTAGTGGGGCATAGCTCCGCTTCCTCGTCCCGGTGATGGTCCAGCCAATCGAGCTGCGATGCCCGCTCCACTGCATACTCGAAAAATGCGTAGTACTCGTCCTCTGTGACCTTGGCGCTGTCGAGCCAGTCCTGCGTGCCAAGGAATACTCAGCTGTCCTTGATTCTCTCCGCGATGTCGGTTGCCCTTGCGCCGCTGATGTGGTCGTTTTTCATGACGTTTCTCCTTTTCTAGAACGGAATGTCCTCGTCGTACGGCATCTGCTGCTGTGCCGGTGTCTGCGCCCTTGGGGTCGCCGCTACGTACGGTTGCTGCTGGTACTGGGGCTGCCTGGGCTGCTGCGTCTGCTGCTGGCCCGCGCCCCGCTGGTCCCTCGGGGAGAGGAACTCCACCTCGTCCACCACGACCTCGAGCTTGGAGCGCTTGGACCCGTCGTTCGCCTCCCAGGCGCTGTAGCGGAGCTTGCCCTCGATGGCGACCTTCGCCCCCTTGCGCAGCATGTCGGCGAGCGGGGCCGCGCGGTTGCCAAAGACGAGGCAGTCCACGAAGTTGGGAACGTCCTCCCACTCGCCGGTCTGCTGGTTCTTACGGCGATCGTTGACGGCCACGCCGAAGCTGAGGATCTGTGTGCCGCTGGCAGTGGAACGGAGCTCCGGGTCCCTCGTGAGGTTGCCCGAAATGTTTACACGGTTGATGGCCATCTAGAACGTCACGTCCTCTCCGTACAGCTCCACGTCGGCGTCCACGATCTCGCCCGTCACCGGGTCCACGTCATCCGGCTCCGACGCCTCAGGCGTAGTCTCGGCCGCGGCGTCCGTTGCCTTGGCGATGCCGGCGTCCATGGCCTTGACCGCATCGGTGACCTGTGCCTGAGAGAGCTCTTCCATGTGCGACACGCCGTACTTCGCGCAGATGCGCTTTGCTCCGTCTGTCAGCGACGTGCCGTTGGCCGCGCTCCATGGCCTGATGCGGTCCCTGATGGGCTGCAGGTCGACCACCGGCGCAACTGCCGGCGCGCTCTGCGTAGGGGCCGTGGGCCGTGAGTCCGTCATGTAGTCGGGCATGTCCTCCACGTCCTGGGTGAAAAACTCCGATGCACCTGCGACGCGCTTCACGCAATCGACGTCGGCCCGCTTCTCGGCCATCTTCGTGACGGTGTTCCAGAGGTCGGCCACATCGCGGTTCTCGATGATTCCAGGGCGCCCGTTCACCTTGTGGTCCCAATCCTTGCGGTATCGGTACTTGCTCTCCATGGTCGTGCAGATGCCGATGCCGTCGCCGATGGGCTCCCCGGTCTTGCGCATGACGGCTCGCGACGTCACCATCACCTCACGGTGCCCGCCCTCGAGCTGGGTGATGGTGATCTCATGCTCGAGCCGCAGCCCGAGCATGAGGGCGATCTTCTCGGCTCCGGGCTGTAGCAGCGAGGGCCGTCCCTTCGTCCCTGGGATGACTCCGTAGTCGAGCCCACTCTTGAGCGAGTGCCTCATGAGCTGCTTGAGTCCCTCCATCTGATCGTTTACCAGCGCGAGACCCGGCTGATCGCCGGATACCGCGAGCTCGTTTTTGCTAGCCATTGATGCCTCCCATCCGTGCGATGTCCTTCGCGCGCTCTACCGCTTCCCCGCGCACCTGTTTCGCGCCCTCGTCATCGAGTGCGACCCCCGTCGTCGAGATGCCGCCGTGCATGCCATGGGCCTTCAGATAGGCTCCCATGGCCTTGATCTGGTCCGCGGTCGCTTCGATGGTCGCGATCCATGTGGTGGCGCCTACGTAGTCCCTGAGCATCTCGTGCTGGGTAGTCACAGGGGCGGGCTCCGCCACGGCAGGCACAGGTGCTTCCATACCCTCTGCCACGCGACGCTGGCGCGCCTCCTCAGCCGCCCTGAGCGCCGCTGCCCTCTCGGCCTCGGCCCGCTCGCGCTCCTCCTGCTCGGTCTGCTCGTGGCGCAGTCTGTCGCGCTCCTCCTCGGCCCGTGCCATCTCCTCGCGCTCAGCGCGCTCCCTCTCGACGGCCGCCATGCGCTCGCGCCGCTGCCTTGCCCCCTCGGCGTCCCTGAGGGCCGCAGAGAGGTCGAGCGACGAAAGGTACTTCTCCGTGACGGCCTTGCGGTCTACGTCTTCGTAGGGCGCGCGCTTGATGGTGTCGAGGTCACGCTCGATGCCCGCGACGGCTGCAGTCACTCCGTCCTGGATGGCGACCTCGTTGGTGCCGTAGAGGCCCCACTTTCCGGCGTCGGCGTAGCGCGCCCAGAGCGTGTCGAATGGCACCAGGCTCGCCACGTCGCCCTGCGTCTCCCCGTACCACGCCCGGACCGACTCCGTGCGGGACTCGACCACCAACCGCTCCCAGCCGTCGAGCGCCTCCTTGTAGCCGGCGTCCACGTCCTTCAGCGGCACGAGGAGGTCTCTCACCTGGGACTCGAAGTCCCTCACCGCGTCCTTGATGGCGCCCACCTGCTCGCGGCGCGCGTCCTCGACGGCCTTGATCTCCTTTCTGGCCTGGGATCTCGCCCGCTTGGAGTCGCCGTAGTCCTTGCCCGTGGTGATCTCGTGCGGCACGTACTCGCCCGCTATCTCGGCGACCCTGGCCCTCTGCCCGGCGAGCCACCTGTCCGCGCCCGATATGACCTCCGGCACGTCGATGACCTCGGCCTCGACGTCCTGCGCATCCTCGCTAGTCATCCTCGCCACCGCCCTTTCCGTCGCGTTCCGCGCGGGCGTCCGCGATGGCCTCGGTTCGCCGCTTGTCGTATATCGGGAGGGCGTGGTCGCGCATGATCTCCATCGCGTCGTTGGCTGATATCCCGTCAGGCAGACAATCACGGTCGATGCGTCGCGCGAGCCATGCGTCGAAGCGCTCGACGCTCAACGAGCCGTCGTCGCAGACCGTCACGCGTACGGTCTGGCCGTAGCGTGCCACCTTTTCCCACAGCAGCGCGGGAAGCACCTCGGCTGCCCTCTCGGAGAGTCCACCGTCGCTGGGCTTGGTCCCGTCCGCCGTCGCCCTCTCGGCGTCTCCCAGGCGCACGCCCATGTCCTCAAGGGCTCCGTTGAGCTCGTCGATCCTGCCGTAGAGGTCCAGGACCATCGACACGGCCTGCTTCCTCGTCATGATGTCGCTCATCTTCCGCTCCAATCGTCGCCCCAGAGGATGCGCACCGTCGTGCTCTCCGGGGCTCCCCTGTATCGATACATCTTGTGCACGCTCAGGTCCGTGACCTGCGCGTCGTCCACCCACGCGACGCCGGTGAGCGCGTCCAGCACGAGCTTGGAGACGTTGTCGGCATCCGGCTTGTAGGTGTCCGACTCGCTGCCCACGCTCCTCTTCCGCGACTTGGGCAGCGGGCGCAGCGTCACGATGCGCACCGCGACCTGCACGTGCGCCGGTGCGCGGTGGTCGCCCACGGTGCCCCCGCCGTTCGTGACTGCCAGCTCGTAGGCCGCCCTGACGGCCTGCTCGGCCCGCCTTGTGGCGGCGGGCGTGAAGGTGCCGTGCATGGTCACGCGCGGCCGCGCCTTGCCCGCCACGAACGGCACGGAGAAGCTCGTCTCGCGGATCGGCGCCCTCATGGCCGCACCGCCTCTCGCCGGTAGGTGCCGGTGACGCCCACGCCCCGCAGGTCGCGCAGGTCGGCGAGCATGCGCGCCTTCGCGGCCTCCTCCGTGCCGGCCGGGCACATGACCACGAAGGTGAGCTGCGTGCCCCCGTCCTCGGGCGGCTCGGGCTTCCCGGTGACCCTGCGCCACTCGCGGTAGCCCATGGTGCTGTGCGTGTCAATCAGCGGCGTTGGCATCCTCGCCCCTCCCGTCGGCGCGCGCCCCGAGGGACCCCGCCACGTGGGCCATGACGGCGTCGACCACGTCGCCCGCGCCCATGTCGGGCACGTCGTCGTCGAGCAGCACCGCCGCGACGGCGAGCCCGAGCATCGCACCCTCGACCATGTCCTCGGCGCGATGTTTGATGGCGAGCGCCTCCTCCGAGTCGCCCTTCGGGCCGCCCGTGACGACGTGCGCGCCGTCGAGCGCGTTTACCGCCCCGTCGAGCACCCTCTTGATCTCCCTCTTCTTCATCCCTGCTCCCAATCCGCGCCCCAGGGGCGCATACATCTCCTATGCCAGCGCGCACCCGAGGAACAGGAGCGCGAACACGAGCGCGGCCCCGAGCGCCGCCCCGGCCGTGACCCGGAGCTGCTCGCGCAGCCAGTCGGCCTCCTCGGCGCTCATGCCGTCACCTTCCCGTCGCACGACGAGCCCCTGCGCTCGATGCGCATGCCGGGGTGCCGCCCGAGCAGCCAGCGGGCGAAGAGCGCCGTGTCGCTGTTGTTCGCGCCGTAGGCGTGCTCCATGCCGCGCCCGTCGAGGAACGGCACGGCGTGGAGCACGATCTCCGTCTCGTACCTGACGGCCTCGAACAGGTACTTCGCCGACACCCGCATCTCCCGGCGCTCCAGCGACACGGCCCTCGACTCCATCCAGCGGACGGCCTCGCCGTTCCTCGAGACCCACTCCGCGAAGAGGGTCTCCCGGTCCTGCGCCCTGAGGGGCAGGGGATAGGACGCCGTGCGCTCGCGGCGCACGACCTGGCCGACCGTGAGGTCGTACCCGGGCTCCTCCCAGACCGCCCCCGAATCTCCCATGTGCTATCCTTCCTCGTAGAGCCGCATATGCGGCTGTTTCGTGGGCTCGGTCGCGGCGTCTCCAAACGCTTCCGCGCCGAGCCTCTCCTTTAGCTGCCTCTCGGCCTCCTGGTCGAGCCACTCGGGTATCCGCGCGCGGATGACCCTCGTCTCGCGCCCGACCACGATGAGTGGCGGCGGGTACCTCCCCGCGCACACGACCTGCGCCTGGTGCAGCTTGATCTCGGCGATGTCCGCGAACTCGTCGATGCTGCACGTGAGGCCCGGTGCCTTCTCTGCCATGCGAAACTCCTTCCGTGCCTAGACCGTCTTGCGAACGTTCGTCGCGCAAATGAGCCAGTCGATGTCGCACTTGAACAGCCCGCGCATCATGAGCAGCTTTTCCTGGGGGATTTGTCCTCCGTTCTCCCACCTGTTGACCGTTGATGGGTCGACCTGGAGCCTCTCTGACAGCTCCTGCTGTGTGAGATGCTTGAGCTTGCGCTCGGCCGAAATCCTGTTCTCCATGTCCCTCCTTATGACAAGGATTTCTTGTACATGCAGAATACTACAAGTATTACTTGTTTTGTCAAGCAGTAATCTTGCACTATGACATTATTTTCTTGTATAAGTACAAATAGGATTTGTGAGGAGGACCATGGAGAAATACGAGAACAGACTCTATGAACTGCGTGGCTCTGCATCGCAGAAGGAGTTTGCCGAAAAGCTCGGAATGACACAGCAGAACTACGCAAATTACGAGAATGGCAAGCAGGGTCTCAAGTCGGACCTCATCAAGAAGATATGTCGTATGTTCGACTGCTCCGCCGAATGGCTGCTTGGGTTCGATGCTCCGAAGAGTAAGTCTCCTGCCACTGGCGTTGCCATTCTCGGGACCTCCGCCATGATCCCCGTCATGTCCCTTGGTACCGTTCACGCGGGCGACGTGACGAACGAGGACACGCCGCCCGAGGTCGTCGAGGTGCCCGCGGGTGTGGTCGAAGGCGAGGACATGGATCAGCTGTTCGTGCTCCATGTGCGCGGGAACTGCATGGATAGGCGCTACCCGGATGGCTCTGACGTGCTCGTGAGACGCGACATGGAGCCATGGGACGGTTGCGCCGTGGTGGCCGGGTTCGATGCGGGGGAGAGCGTGCTCAGGGTCTACAAGCGTGGTGCGAGCACGCTCATGCTCTCGCCGGACAGCTTCGATGGTGACTATGAGGACATGGTGTTCACGGACCCGGAGCAGCAGGTGATGCTGCTCGGCGTCGTCATCTGGTACCAGGCAGGCAAGAAGGAGGGCAAGTGAGGCAGACCGATAAGTCTCATTGACTCCGTTCGATTTCGAATAGAGGGACAGACCTAGGAGGAGCACATGGGGTTCAAGGACAGGATGGTCGGGATTGCCAAGGATACGGTGGCAAGCGCGTCCGACGCCGTCTCGGAGAGGGTGAGCGACGCGAACGAGACGCATCTCGCGAAGAAGGACGTCCGTGACGCGGAGATCGCGCTCGCCAAGTCCTTCCACGAGACACGGTCGTTCGGCCGGATGTCCGTCGACAGTGCGTCGAAGCTGGTCAGGTTCAAGGACGCGGTGAAGTTCCAGCCGACTGCCGCGAGCAAGGCGGGGAAGGCTACGGCGGCCGTGTTCACCGCGGGCCTGTCCCTCATCGCGAGCGCCGCGATAGAGCACCCGAAGGACAAGATTGTCTCGTTCGACGAGATCCGTGGGTACCAGGTCCTCGAGGACGACTCGGTCATACAGAGCGGCGGCCTCGGCTCCGCGGTCGTCGGCGGGGTCCTGTTCGGAGCCGTGGGTGCCGTCGCCGGTGCCATGGGTGGCGCGAAGGCGACGAGCAAGTTCGTGGAGAGCATGGTGCTCAGGGTCGACATCGATGACATCGACTACCCATGCATCCTCATCCCGATAGTCGAGAAGCGCATCAAGAGGTCCGGGAAGGACTACCAGAAGGCGCTCAAGGAGTCACAAGAGATCGCCCAGTGCCTCGAGATGATCCTGTCGAGCACAGGCAGGAAGAGCTCCTAGATTGAGTTCGATGGGCAGCATGAGCGCGACCGCTCGGTCAGGGTGCTGGGGACGGTCGTCTGGTTCCGGTCGGCAGGAGAGACGGGGTAGGGATTAAGAAGTGCAACGGTGACAAGTGAAAGGAGGAAGCACAACCATAGGCACGCGGGATTTACGGTTGTTAATGCATTCGAGAATAGGGATGACTAGCATGCGTGAGCTTACAGACGAGCAAGAAGAGGTCTTAGGGCTTGTGTATTCGCACAAGGATTCTCTGCCTAAGGAATTCACTGGCGACGGGAAGGCCATGAAGCCTTTCGGAGGACTTTGCGAAGCGGGGATGATTAAGGCAGAAATTGATGCGAGCAGGACATTCGTCTTTGTCACATCGATTCTGTCGCTCGGTGTTAGCCACATGAATTTTGTAAAGCAGGCCATCCGTGCATCGGACTTGGAACCCTTGTCCGACGAGGCCGAACTTGTATTAAGAGACCTTGCCTGGGAGGAGACACTTGCCAAGTCGGCCGGCACCAAAGTCGGCCATACCCCAGACAACGGTCTGGACGATGCTTATCGGGAACTGTCCCGGAAAGACATGATTGACATTCTGCCAGCTGACGATTCCGTGTACGCGATTCTTGATATCACAGATATCGGCTGGAAGTACGTTAAGGCGATGGTTCCCGACCCATCTTTTGAAAGGGGAAGCGCAGTGATACCGCCGATTTCCATCACCAACACCAACACCAACACCAACACCAACACCAACACCAACAGCGCAACAGCTATAAGTACCGTCGAGATCACACTTGATCAGACGATAGAGGCGATTAAGGCCGAGAGCGGACTGACGGAAGAAGACAAGAAAGAACTCTTCCGGCTGCTTGCGGAAACAAAAGCGGCAAATGGGCCCAAGCCCTTTGCGGACAAAGCGGTCGAAATCATCAACATGGCGGGGAAGTGTGCTGGAGCACTGAAGGCCATTCTGGCATTCCTGGCGTTCACAGCAGCAGGACTCAAGTAGCAGGATACATCCAATTCTAGATTCGCTGGTACCGGAGAAAGTACTGCGACCCTGTTGTGGCATTGCAAAACATGGGAGACGGTAGCAGGCAGGGTAGGGAAACGGACGACCGGAGAGGCAGGCCAGGGATGGACAGGGAACTGACCGAAACGGAGTGCGGAACGGTCGACAGGCTACTTGATAAGTCGCAGGAGGCGTTCCTGTTGGCCATCGAGCTCTACAACCGGCCGACCATCCGATATCACGTCGAGGGCTGCGCGTTCTTCCTCTGCAACGCTTGGGAGCTGATGCTCAAAGCGCACCTCATCAGGCGCGACGGCTCCGATTCGATCTACTACTCCGACAACAGTGGGAGGACGCTGTCTCTCGAGGACTGCCTCAAGAAGGTCTACACGAACGAGCATGACCCGCTCAGGGTCAATATGAACAAGATCATCGACCTGAGGAACACAAGTACCCATTTCGTGCTCGATGAGTACGAGGTCTTCTACGCCCCACTCCTGCAAGCGAGCGTCAGCAACTACGACGAGCAGCTGAGAAAGATACACGGTATCGAGATCAGCGACAGGATACCGGAGAACTACCTCATCCTCTCGGTGAAGAGGAAGGAGGTCGACGAGGACGAGTGCCGGGCGAGGTATTCGCAAGAGGACCTCGAGAAGATGCTCGAGACGATGGACGGGATCCTTACGACCGCCGACGAGATGGGTAGCGAGAGGTTCAGCCGCACTTACGTGACGGAGCTCAGAACGACAAAGAGGAGTGACGCCGACCTCACGTTCAAGATCTCCAGTGATGGCGATGTCCCTGCGGCAATGGTGAAGACCATGGTTCGAGCGAAGGACAAGTATCCATATCGTCCCGGCAAGGCGGTAAAGGAGTTGAGTACAAGGATAAGGAAGGAAGGCATCGTCCTCCTGCAGAACGGGATTGACACCACTATCGTTGAGAAGAAAGAGAATAGAAAGTCAAGGGATGCCTTCAACATGTACCACTTCGGGCTGTTCACGTCCTTCTACTCGATGAAGGGCGATGAGCGCTATTCCTACAACTCCGCCTTGGAAGGGGAGACGCCAAGCTACATTTACTCGCAGCAGGCGGTTGACCTGATATGGGACAAGGTGAGAGAGAATCCCGAGGGCATCATAGACAGGCTGCGAGTCGAGATAAAGAAAGGCTCTGCGTGACTGACCCCAGGAGCAAGGGAATTCTAAGCCTTGCGGCCTACCCCCATTCGGGGACCCAGCTTTGTTCCACCCAAGTCGGTCACGCAGAGCCTGCTCAAAAGGAGCTAACAGCAATATACCGCAATCCCGGATCCCTAGTCGTTCAGCTTGATGGAGAACTGCGAACGCACATGGGCTCACGCGGACGTACATGAACGAAGCGTCCCGCCATGGCAGCAACCATGACGGGACCACGGCAACGACCTTGGGAGGCGGTTGTCATGGCACATTCTAGCAGCAAGCGCGACCCGCTGGGCTCGATGTACGAGCGCCGCCCCGGCGTGTGGGAGGTCCGCAAGCAGGTCGGGCAGAGGGTCATCAACGAGACCGTGCACGGCACCGAGGACGACGCCAGGGCGAGGCTCTACGCACTGTCAAACGAGATCGGACGCACGCCCAGGGCTGCGGACGGCATGACGCTCGACGAGTTCGTGCGGGTCTACTGGATCCCGACGCTCGAACGGCAGGGGAGGGCGAAGTCGACGACGCGGGGGTATCTGAGCGCCTATCGGCTCCACGTCGCCGCTCCGTTCGGTGCACGCCGGCTCGATGACATCCCTGACTCGGACGTCAGGTCATGGGTGTGGTCCATCGACTCTCCCGGTGCCGCGCGCAAAGCGTTCAAGGTGCTCAAGCAGGCGCTCCGCTCGGCCTTCGACTTCGGGTTCCTCCCAGACGAGCCTCTGCGCCGCAGGATCCCGCTGCCGCGCGTCGAGACGAGGAGGCCAACCGCGTGGGACGCCTCCGACCTGGCGATGGCCATGAGGAGGCTGCATGGCAAGGGATGGATAGAGCCGTACCTCCTCCTCATGGCCGGAGGCGGCCTCAGACGCGAGGAGGCGGCGGCGGTGAGGTGGGCAGACCTCTCCTTCGAAGAGGCCATGTGCTTCGTCTCGGTCACGAAGGCGTACACGACCGTCGACGGCCTGAAGGACACCAAGACCGGACGCCATAGGGTCGTGGCCATAGGCGAACCCTTCTCCTCGCGGCTGCGCGAGTGCTTCCCACGTGTGGGCCCGATCGTCTGCGACGCCCATGGGGCCATGAGGGACCCGGACGTGACGTCGCACCAGTGGGCCGAGCTGTGGAACGAGGGAGGGGCGCTTGCCGATCTCCCACGGGTCACCATGATGGAGCTCAGGCACACGCACGTCACCCTCATGCTCGCCTCGGGCACCGACCTCGCCACCACGTCGCGGGCGCATGGACACAGCCAGCTCGTCGAGTACGAGCACTACGACGCCCCGACGATGGGCATGATGGCGCGGGCGGCCGGCAGGGTCGCCGAGGAGATGGGCCGCGCGGGACAGCGTGCATCGGAGAGTTCCGGAGAGGCGGCGTCGAACGGGGTCGCATGAGGTCTGCCACCATCGGCGTTTATGCCGCTAGATGGGTGTGCGTTGGCCGAGAGGGCGGTTCATGAGCGACTTTTAATCCCAAGGTCGTGGGTTCGACCCCCACACGGCGCACCAGAGAAAAACGGCAGGTCAGAGACTATGTTCTCTGGCCTGTTTCTTTTTTTGTTCGCAAAGCGGTTCCCAAAAAACGGCAC